AATGAGTTATCCAGAAAAAGGGATTAGTGAACCAGCTGCTAAAATACTTGCAGAAAGATATGATGAAAGGGAAACAAGAAAAGCAATTTTATCAAGAGGACCAGGTGGTTTTGGTATGGGTGCGGCAAAGTTTGGTACGGCTTTGTTTGGCAGTCTTTTTGATCCATTAAATGTAGCTTCAGTTTTTGTTCCTGGTGCAGCTATACGAAGTTTTGTAAATGCAAGAAGATCGGTAAAACTAAGCGAAGAAATACAAAAGAGAAAAGTTGTACAAGAAACATTATTCCAAAGTGGGAAAACAAGAGAAAGGTTTGGTTTAGGAGCATTAGAAGGTGCAATAGGTGTAGCACCATTAGAAGTACCAATACTTATTGCTGCTGAAATGGAGCAAGACAAGGATTATACAATTCTAGACAGTTTTTTAAATGTTACTATTGGATCTGTTTTAGGTGGTGGGTTACATGCTGTTGGTGGCATTATGGCTGACAAATTAAGCAGAATGAGACCAGAAACAAAAGAAATGGCTATTAATTCTGCTATTTCGCAAAAAGTTATGGGCAAGCCAGTTGATGTTGAAGATATTGTTAATAGAGACAAAGCTTATTTTTACAGAAAATATGATCCTAAATATCAAGAGCCTATGGTTGTAAATTATGCTGATGAAGATAGTGTAACTGCAAGATTAGAAGATATAGAAAGATTAGATGATCCCAAGGCAAGAGCAAAAGGAAAAACTTTGCCACCTATGTTAAATCCAATATATCATCTAAATAACAACAAAAAGCCATTGCACTTGTTTGATTGGCTTAAGAGAAAAAAAGTAAGCTCAAGCTCTAGCGATTATTCTGAATTAGAAAGGTTTGGTCCAATAATTTTAAAGCAAATTACTAGAAAAAAACCTTTTACAAAAGATGGGGTTAAAGTTGAAACATTAGACAATGTAATAAGAGATGCAGTTGATGCAGGTTATTATTTTGAAGAACCATCTTTATCAAGGTTTATTGATGATTTAGATGATACAATTTCAGGAAGAAGAGAGGTTTATACATTTGCTGATGAAGATTTAGTATTAAAAATAAAAGAGGCAGATGAATTATTAGATATTGCGAATAGGTATAAAATAAATCCAAAAGGATTAACAGATGATCAATTTAATGCAGAAATAAGAAGGAACGAAGAAGCAAATGCTCATTATGAAGAAATAGCAAATAGGAAATATGAAGATAGATCTTACAATTACATTGATACAGAAGACTATGACGAAATAATGACCAGGCAAATGGAATCGCTTGATAATTACAAAAATGAATTCTTAGATGATGATTATGAGGATATATTTTCTGTTCCAGAGCCAACTTTAAGAGATGTGGAATTAAGTGACTTGGATTTAGAAATACAAGACTTAGAAACTAATATACAATTTTTTAGGGAAAATGATTTGCTTGATGATTTTTCTGAAGAGACTCTTAAAAATGCTAATGATGGTATAGAAAGAGTAGATGTGTCTTTTAGAGAAGCTGCATTAGCTGGAGCAAAATGTATTATGAGGTCTACATAATGTCACAACAATGTATTGCTAGAATAACTGAGAAAGCAAAAGAGCTTGGCAAAGAGCTTACCAAAGATGAAGTGCAGTCTATCTATGACAACCTAATTACGCTCAGAAAAAACAAAAAAAATATTATGAGTCAGGCAGATGATGACTTACTGGCTAAAGAAGCTATTAAAATATTTCAAGAAGGCAAAATTAGAGCTGCTAGGTTAAAAAGAAACACACTTAGAAACATAGAGATCAGAGCAAATTTAAATAAAAAAATCAAAGACATTGGTGGTAATCCGTACAAAGCTTTGCAAGGAATATTGCTTGGGTCAGCACGAGACAAAAAATTAGATAGTATAGATGCAGAAACCAGAACAATAACTCTTGATTTGCAAACAATGCTTATTAGGGGATTAGAGCAAGAAGATTTATTGCAAGTAGCTCAATCAGGTGCAATGGATAAGCAGGTGGCTATGGCTATGCACCCTAAGCCAGGAATGACAAAAGAACAGATTGCAAAAGAATTGCCACAAGAAGCTATAAAAATAGCAGAAGTATTAAGAAAAGTTCAAAAATATTCTTTAAAAAGAAAAAATAGAGCTGGTGCATATATTTCAGAAATAGTTAATTACATAACAAGACAAACACACGATCCAGCATTGTTAAGAGATGCAGGTTTTGATAAATGGTATAATGACATTTATCCTAAATTAGACAAAAGAACATTTGATGATTTGGTTCCTAGAAAAGATGGGAAAAATGTAGAAGTAGAATTTTTAAGAAATGTGTACAACAGTTTGGTATCTGGGATTCACAAAAAAACAGATGCTGAATACACAATAGATGGGCTAAAAGATCCTGTTAGCTCATTTACTGGCAAAGCAAATTTAGCAAAAAAACTAAGTGAATCCAGGGTTTTGCATTTTGTTGATGGGGAAGCCGCTTACACATACTCAAAAAAATATAGCAGAAGCAATTTGTTTGAATCTGTTGTTGATGGATTAACTCACGATGGAAGATCTATTGGTCTAATGGAAAATTTAGGCACAAATCCTAGAGCAATGTTTGAAAAAATATTAGATGATATAGATGCTGAAGCTAAAAAAGATCCTAAATTAGCACCTAGTGCACAAAAATTTAGGAAAAGGCTTTTAGGTCAATTTTCAAATGTTGACAATTCTGTAAATGCTATAGGTGCAAGCCAAGGTGTGTTTTATGGTGCAGATCTTGCTACTATTGGATCTGGATGGAGAATGATACAAGAAATGGCTTTGTTAGGTGCTTCTGTAATATCATCTATTACTGATCTGGCTTCTAAAGCTGCACAACTTTCATCTACTACAGACAGAGGTTTTTTTCATAGTTTTGGCATAGGAATGAGAGATACATTACAAGCTTTTAAGACAGAAAAAGAAAAAAAAGGTTATTTAAGAAGAACTATGATAGCAGCAGAAGCTACTACAGGTAATATGATTTCAAGATATGGTCCTGATGATTTTGGTCCAGGATTTATAAGCAGAATGACTGCAGTTTTTTATAAGTTAAATTTGATGAGATATCACAATCATTCACAAAAGTCTGGAGCTGTTGCTGTTTATATGTTTGATGGAGCAGAAGCAGTTGGTCAAAAGTGGGCAGATGTAGATGCTAATTTCAAAAATACTTTAAAAACATATGGAATATCAGAGAATGAACTTAAACTATTTCGTGGCTTGGATATGAAAGGCGAAGATGGTAACAATTATCTTTATCCAGATTTAGCAGAAGACATACCAGATGATGTGCTAGATGCTTATATAAGGCAGCAAAAAGGTACACTTAATATTACGGAAAATATACGATTATCTACTAGAGATAGGCTTAGAACAAAATTAGGAACTATGTATGTTGATTTAGCTGATTCAGCTATACCTACTCCAGGAGGAAGAGAAAGATATATTATGAACGCTGGTTTACAAAAGGGCACTGTAACTGGTGAAGCTATAAGAACTTTAATGCAGTTAAAGGGTTTTCCTATAACTATGGTTACTAAAGGTTTAACTCGTCAATATTACAGAAGTGGGTTTATGGGTGTTATGCAAATGATTACAGGCATGACTGCTATGGGTTATGTCGCAATGACAGCTAAGGATTTATTAAGAGGAAGAGAGCCTAAAGAAATATTTAGTGATGACTATATGAAGTCAGCAAAAGTTTTAAAAATGTCAATGTTGCAAGGTGGTGGCATGGGTATATTTGGTGATTATCTTTTTGGTGAGTTCAACAGATATGGTCAATCGTTTACACAAACCCTTGCTGGACCTACATTTGGGACAGCAGATGATTTAGCTAGTATGTTTTCTAAATTTGTAAGGGGAGAAAATGTTGCTAAAGATGCAGTAAGGATTGCTATAAACAATACACCTTTTGCAAATTTGTTTTATACAAGAGCAGCTATGGAGTATATGTTTTTACATGGAATGATGGAACATTTAAATCCTGGTTATCTAAGAAGAATGGAAAAAAGATTGCAGAAAGACTATGGTCAGGAATACTTCTTTCCACCATCTAGATTTGCAAGAGAGACAATTATAGAGAAAGCAATAGATTAATTGATTTATTTACAAAAAAAGATTATAACGTAGAAATGAGGTAGTTATGACAGTTAGTAGCACAACCACAAAAAACAGTTATAGTGGAGACGGAAGTACCACTACGTTTGCATACGCCTTCAAGATATTTGCAGATGCAGACCTTACTGTCATACTAAGATCGGCTGCTGGTACTGAAACAGTACAAACTCTAACGACAGATTATACAGTTACCAATGCAGGTAATGCTAATGGTGGTAATGTTGAGTTCGTAACTGCACCTGCTAGTGGTGTTACAGTCCTTATTAGACGTAACATGGCACAGACTCAGTCTACAGACTATACTGCCAACGATCCATTTCCAGCAGAAAGCCATGAAGATGCACTAGATAGGCTTACATTTATTGCACAACAGCAACAAGAAGAAGTCGATAGAAGCATTAAGTTATCAAGAACAAATACTATGACATCTACTGAATTTACAGTGGGTGCAACAGAAAGAGCAAATAAGATACTAGCTTTTGATGGTAACGGAGAGTTATCTGTCACGCAAGAGCTAGGTACATATCGAGGTACAGATGCAACAACGACAACAGAAGCGTATGTTGTAAGGGATATCATCAAATCAACGACTTCTGCAGAATTAAACAATGTGTATATTTGTGTTGCAGATTCAGTTGTTGGTGATTTGCTAACAGATACGGACCATTTCGAATTATTAGTAGATGCAGTAAGTGCGGCAACTTCAGCAACAAATGCAGCAAGTTCAGCTAGTGCAGCAGCGACAAGTGCAACTAATGCAGCGACTAGTGAAAGCAACGCATCCACAAGCGAAACAAACGCAGCCACAAGTGCAACTACAGCAACAACAAAGGCTAGTGAAGCAAGTACATCTGCCACAAACGCTGCAACATCAGAGACTAACGCAGCAACGAGTGCTACAAACGCAGCTACATCTGAAACCAACGCATCTACATCTGAAACTAACGCAGGTACTTCAGAGACCAATGCAGCAACATCTGCAACAACAGCTACTACAAAGGCTTCAGAAGCTGCTACAAGTGCTACAAATGCAGCTACGAGTGCTACTGCAGCACAGACTGCACAAACAGCTGCAGAAGCTGCTCAAACAGCAGCAGAGACAGCAGCAGATAACTTTGACGATACATATTTAGGAGCAAAAGCAAGCGATCCAACAGTTGATAATGATGGTGATGCTTTAAATGCAGGTGATTTATATTTTAATACGACCTCAAATGTGTTAAGGGTATATAGTGGCTCGGCTTGGCAAGATGCAGCTGCAGACCCTACAAACCTGGCGACAAAAGGATTTGCTACTG